GCAAGTGCTACAGGTAATGCTGCCACTGCTACAGCTTTGGCTAGTGCTCAAAATTTTAGTTTGACTGGAGATGTCACTGCTTCAGCAGTTTCATTTGATGGTCAGGGTGCAGTTCAACTTACTACCGATATTGCTGCCAACTCTATTACTCCTACTGAATTAAATGTCACAGATGCTGCAGGTGCATTACAATCTGATGGAGCAGGAAACTTATCATTCGCTCCAGCTACTGCATCATTTTCTGCGATAGGAGAACATGTATTACCATCAGTTGATGATACTTACGATCTAGGATCCTCTACTAAAAAATGGAGAAACTTATATGTTGGTGGCGATACTATATTCCTAGACGACGCTAAAATTATGAAACAGGGTTCATCATTAATGATGAATCCAGGAGTATCTAACTCTATATCGTCAGTCACAGTAAATAACGATGGTGCTGGTTATTTAGAACAACCAAACTTGTCATTCCCATTACCAAACACTTCAGGTGTAGATGTTGTCACTATGACTAATGCTGGTGGTGGATATACTGGTCCACCAGCAGTCACGATAGATGCACCAAGTACGACTCCTGGAGTTCAAGCAACAGGAACAGCTGTAATGGTTGATGATGGCACTGGAAATAATACATTCGCTGTAAGTGGTGTTACAATTAATACTGGTGGGTCAGGTTATCCGACTGCACCAAATATCACGATTGCTGCAACACCGAATGCTGGAGGAGGTGCTGTTCAGGCAACTGCTAATACTACAGTTTCGCCAGCAACTAATGGTGGAAGTATAGCAGGAGCGTATGCTACTATTGATGTAAATACTGGAAAAGTATTAACTGTGGTAATAACCGATGCTGGTGGGGGATATACAACTGTTCCTACTATAACTGTAGATAGTCCAAATAAAGATATTACATTTAATACAACTGTATATAATGATTATAGTACAGGAAATAATTACTACACATTATCAGGTGGCATAAACCAACAATTGGATATTATACAAGGTCAAACTTATACCTTTGACTTATCATCAGCTACACACTCTGGGCACTTATTTGCTTTGAGTTCAACTCAAGATGGTATTCATGGTGGTGGTACAAAATTAACATCAGGTGTGACTTATACTGGTACACAAGGCACGACAGGTGCTAAAATGGTACTGGTGGTAGATGCTAACACACCGACTACACTATACCCTTATTGTGAAACACACTCTGGTATGGGTGGTACAGCATCATTAACAAAGATTTCTAGTGGTACGACTGCTGTTTTAACTCCTGTTCTAAGTAGTTATAACTCAGCATTAGACAAGAAATTTGCTATGGAACCATTTTCAATAGCAATGTCTATCGCACTAGGGGGATCATAAGGAACTAAATAGTACTATGGCAAATCCAGCAACAAGAGACCAATTAAAAGATTACGCATTGCGAAGTCTAGGATCGCCAGTGATTGAAATAAATGTAGCTGACGAACAGTTAGAAGATCGCTTAGACGAAGCGATAGAATATTTTAATATTAATCATTGGAATGGTACTGAACGAGCATATTTCCAACATGTAATAGTTGGCACCAAACTAACACTTACTGCTGCTGTCGCAGGAAATTTTACTGGAGGGGAAACTATTACTGGTGGAACCACAGGTGCTAAAGCAGTTGTACATAAAAGTTCAACTGGTTCTGATATATTCTATCAAGTATTAATTAATCCTGGACCAGACCAAGTAAAATTTCAGGGTGGCGAAACTATTACTGGTGACCAATCTGGTGCTACAGCAATTATATCAACTATTACTAGAGGAGACTGCGAAAATGGATTTATTCCAGTCACTGATGAGATATTTGGTGTAAATAAAGTTTTTACAGTTTTTTCTAATACTACAGATTCTAGAAATATATTCGACTTACAATATCAATTAAGATTAAATGATTTATACGACTTGACCTCTACAAGTATTGTTTACTACACTACTGTTATGGGTCATTTAAGTTTACTTGATTTAATGTTAAATGGTAAAACTTTGTATCGTTTTAACAGAATGCAAAATAAACTATTTCTAGATGTTGACTTCCGAAGCGATGTAAAAATCGGAGACTCTGTGATGGTCGATGTTTATAAAGCATTAAGTGGTACAGAATATCCAAAAGTATTTGGCGAACCATGGTTGAAAAAATATACTGCTGCTCTGTTTAAGAAACAGTGGGGACTTAATCTTAAAAAGTTTTCGGGACTAGTTTTACCTGGAGGTGTTTCAATGGATGGCGATGGTATATATAACGAAGCCATGAACGAACTACAACAACTAGAAGACGAACTCATAGGAAAAGGTGCACCACTAGAGTTCTTTACAGGGTAATAAATGGCTGGAAGAAATACTTACATATCTCAAGGAGTAGCGTCTGAACAGAATTTAATAGAGTCTTTAATTATTGAGTCTTTAAAAATTTATGGTCAGAATGTTTTCTATATCCCTAGAACTCAAGTAGCTAAAGATGAAATCTTAGGCGAAGATCCATTATCTAAATTTGAGCAAGCATTTCCTATCGAAATGTATTTCGAGAATGTAGATAACTTAGGTGGGCAAGGTCCATTTATACAAAAGTTTGGATTGTTTAATGAGATGTCTGCTACTCTAGTTGTAGCAAGATCTAGGTGGCAAGAATTAGTTGGGCAACATGGTAATACCTTTGTGCCTAATAGACCGAACGAAGGAGACTTAATTTATTTTCCATTAACTAAAGGATTATTTGAAATTAAATTCGTACAACACCAAGACCCTTTTTATCAACTAGGAAAATTATATACATTTAAAATGGAAGTCGAGTTATTTCAATATGCTTCTGAGAAAATTGATACAGGTATTGCCGATATTGATAAGTTTGAAGAACTTAAAACTTTCTCACAAGATCCTACAAGGTCAGAGAATATGTTTGTTGATACAATAACATTTACTAATGTCGGTGCAGGTTATACTACTCCGCCAACTCTAACTTTCTCAGGTGGTACTCCTAGTGTCACTGCTACTGCTACTTGTACTGTTGATGGAACTACAGGTAAAGTAAATGGTGTCACTCTTACTAATGTGGGGGATGGTTATAATGCTGTTCCTACAATCGATGTTTCTGCTCCACCAGCAGGTGGTACTCAAGCTGTCGCAGTTGCTACTATTAAATTAAATGTAGATAAACAAGGTGGCTTCGCTGATAACTTAGAACTAGAAACTGAAAGACAACCTGACACTAACGAAAAAGTTGCGTGGTCAGAAAATAATCCGTTTGGAGAATTTTAATGCTCGGAAAACCACCATTCTATCATCAAACTGTAAGAAACTGTATCATTGGTTTCGGCAAAATGTTTTCAGATGTAGAGTTTGAAAGATTCGATAATGCTGGCACAGCACAACAAAAAATATTAGTACCAATCGCTTATGGTCCAAAAGAAAAATGGGTACAAAGATTAGAGCAAGATCCTAGTTTAGAAGAACAAGTATATACTACTCTTCCTCGTATGTCGTTTGAAATGGCTGCAATATCTTATGACCCACTTAGAAAAACTAATCGTATGGGTACTCTTAAGATAAATAGGACTTCTGCTGCAGGTGGTTCAGGTAAAAGGGAAAAACTATTTGCCCCAGTACCATTTAACTTGGATATGCAATTAAACTGTCTTACAAAGACTACAGAAGATGGATTACAAATAGTTGAGCAAATACTACCATTTTTTACACCTGAATTTACTATGAAAATTAAAAATACCGATCCAAAATTAGAAACAGAAACAGATGTCCCAATAATACTAAATAGTACTAGCTTCGTAGATGATTACGATGGAACTTTCGAAATAAGAAGGTTCGTGACTTGGACATTTAACTTTACTTTAAAAATATTATTATTTGGTGGAGTTGATGACACAGGTAATGTAATTACATCTACATTCGTAGATTTAGGCAACCCAGATGAACAACATAAAGCTACTGGCGACCTAAATAATTTACAAGTGACTGACTTGGGTTGGAATGAAACTCAAAAAACAGATTTATAGGAGAAATTATAAATGGCAAAACAAGATTTAAATATTGGTTCTCTAGCCAATGACGGAACAGGGGATACCCTTAGAGATGGTGGAGATAAAATTAAAGATAACTTTAATGAGTTATACACAGCTCTTGGTGGAAGCACTGTTCAGATTGCCATTCCAGCATCTGGTATTACTAATGGTCAGGTTCTAAAATACAGCTCAAGCAATTCTGCATTTGAGCCTGGAGCCGATACTAATGTAAACACTACTTATAGTGTATCAGCAGAAACTTCTGGTACTGATGCTTCAATTAGATTAACTGGTTCAGACGCAAGTACTGATAATGTAAATATCGTATCTGGTACTGGTATTAATATTGATAGAACTGATGCCAACAATATTACTGTAAACAATACAGTCACGAATACTACTTACGCAACCTCTATAGAATCTGTCACTGCTGGTTCTAAAGAATTAAGACTAGCTGGTTCAAACTCAGTAAATGATGACATTACTATTACTCAAGGAGATGGTATTGAGCTAACAAGTTCTTCTACTTCTCAACTAGGTATTAAAGCAGTATCATTACAACAGTTTGACTTTACAGCTGGTGATGGTACTAACTATACAGTACAAGGTTCAGGTCTTTTATCTGCTGGCGAAAACGATCCGCAGTTATTTGTATATAGAGGACATACTTATCGTTTCAGACATACGATTGCTGGAAACGCACACCCACTTGACATCGTAGAGTTCGGTACATCTACTGCACCTGCTGCTGATTATATCAGCTCAACTAACGCAACTAGAAACCTTGCTACCACTAACGACATTATTACATTCACTATCCCAATGAATGCTGCAACAGGAAATACATACCAATATAGATGTACTGCTCACCCAAGCAACATGCTTGGTACTATTACTGTTGTTTAATAATCTCCGCAAGGAGGACTAATGGCTACAACTTATTATAATGCAAATCAAAATTTAAAAGCTGTAGGAGTTCCTGTAGAATTTACAGAGGAACAGGTAAAAGAGTACATAAAGTGTAAACGCAACGCAGTGTACTTTATCGAGAACTACTGCAAGATTGTATCTCTAGATGAAGGAGTTGTTGATTTTAAACTATACCCTTGCCAAAGAAAAAAAGTAAAACACATTATGAAGAATCGTCAGACGATTCTAATGGAAGGAAGGCAACAAGGTAAAACTGTCACAAGTGCTGCATGTATATTACATTTTACATTATTTAATGATAATAAAACTGCTGCCATTATGGCAAACAAAGCTACTGCTGCCAGAGAAGTTTTATCTAGATACCAATTAATGTATGAGTATCTACCAAACTGGATGCAACAAGGTGTAGCTGTATGGAACAAAGGGGATATAGAATTAGAAAATGGTTCCAAAATATTTACTGCTGCGACATCTAGTTCGGCGATTCGTGGTAAATCTGTAAACTGGTTGTATATTGATGAAGCTGCAATTATACCGAACAATGTAGCTGAAGAATTTTTTACTTCTGTATATCCTACTATTTCAGCTGGTAAAGAAACAAAGGTATTACTTTCCTCTACACCTCTAGGATATAATCATTTTTGGAGATACTGGGAAGCTGCAAAAGAAGGCAGGAATGATTTTAAACCACTCTTTATACCTTATACTGATATTCCAGGAAGAACAAAAACTTGGGCAGAAAAACAAAGAGCATTACTTGGCGAATTAAAATTTAATCAAGAAGTATTATGTGAGTTCTTAGGATCTAGTGCTACTCTTATAAGTGCTACTGCTATCGGCGAAATGAAACCAAAACCATTTGTATTACAAAGAGATGGTTTAGATATACAAGAAGAGCCGATTCCTGGACATACATATACTTTAATAGCAGATACTGCTAAAGGTGTGGGTGGAGATTATAGTGCTTTCGTGGTGATAGATACTACTGAAACACCATATAAGGTTGTAGCAAAATATAGGAATAATTCTATTAGTCCTTTACTGTATCCAAATATAATACATAAAGTTGGTACAGAATATTATAATGCTCAAGTATTAGTAGAAATAAATTCTAGTGAACAAGTACCTTATATATTACACAACGAATTAGAGTACGAGAATATGATTATGGTATCTCGTACAAATATGGGTCAAAAAATTACTGGTGGCTTCGGCTCAGGTAAATCACAATATGGTGTACAGACCGATAGAAAAATAAAAAGAATTGGTTGCCAAAACTTTAAAACATTAATAGAGCAAGGCAAACTTAAATTATGGGATGGTGATATTATTGGCGAAATTAGTACCTTTATAGAAAACAAAGGAACATATGCTGCCGATGAAGGATACCATGATGACTTGGTTATGTGCCTAGTGTTATTTGGTTGGCTTACCTCTGACCAGTATTTTACTGAATATAATGATGTAAATTTACGAGAAGAGATGTATAAAAACCAAATGAAACAGATCGAAGAGGAACTTACACCTTTTGGTTTTATTAATGATGGGCAGAAATATGACGATGATGAAGAACTTTTAAACTTCTAAATATCGTAAAAAACTAAATAAAAGCATGAGAGTTAAATAAGCTCTCACTGAATTTAATAATTCATTTAATAAGGAGAAACAAATGGCTTTTCAACTCAGTCCTGGAGTAGTTGTCAAAGAACAAGATTTCACTTCAATTGTACCTAATGTGGCGACATCGTCTGGTGCTTTTGCTGGGAATTTTCAATGGGGTCCAATCGAAGACCCTGTTCAAATTGTTTCGGAAAATAACTTAGTAGAGAGATTCGGTCCACCGACTGACGCAACATTTACCAGTTTTTTCACGGCAGCAAACTTCCTATCATATTCAAATAATCTTTTAACAGTACGAGCTGACACAACTGCTGCAAGAAACGCAGTCGCAACTGGTACTGCTGTAAAGATTAAAAACTTAAATGACTACACTTCTAACAATGTTGGTGGGTCAAATAATGTCGGTACTGTTGCTGCTAAGTGGGCAGGTACTAGAGGAAACTCACTCAAAGTAGAAATTGCTGACTCAGCAACTTTTGCTGCTTGGGGTAACAAAGGAAATTTCGACAGAATCCCTGGAACTTCAGCATCTGTTGCCACTGCTGGTGGTTCTGATGACGAACTTCATGTATTAGTAATTGACGAAGATGGTTTATTTACTGGTACAGCTGGAGCAATTTTAGAAACATTTGCTCATGTATCTGCTGCAAGCGATGCTAAAAAGTTTGACGGATCTAATAATTTTTATAAAGATGTAATTAACTCACAGTCAAGATTTATCTGGTGGATGGATCATCCAACTGTCACAGGTACTGCATGGGGTGCTGCTTCAAGTGGTACTACTTTTGGTGACCTTGGTGCAGTTTACTCAGTAAGTCTAACTGGTGGTATAGATACTGCCCCAACTGCTGGTAACATTCAAACTGGTCTAGCAATATTTGCTAATGACGAGTTGTATGACATTTCATTAGTTATGGTTGGTAAAGCAGATGCTGCTACATCAACTTTCGCAATTAATAATATTGCTGAAGTAAGAAAAGACTGTATGGTATTCTGTTCTGCTGAAGATGCTTCAGGGAACACTATCCTAGCAACTGATGCTGACCCAGTGGGCGACATTACTACTTACAGAAACTCATTACCAAGTTCATCTTATGGTGTACTTGATACTGGTTCTAAATACCAGTATGACAGATATAATGATAAATACAGATATGTACCACTAAATGGTGACATAGCAGGTCTCGCTGCCAGAACTGACTATGACCAAGACGCATGGTTCTCACCTGCTGGTGCTACTAGAGGTCAAGTTAAGAATGTTGTTAAACTAGCATTCTCACCAAACAAAACTCAAAGGGATACTTTATATCAAAGTAATGTAAACCCTGTTGTGACATTCCCAGGAAATGGTACACAACTATTTGGTGACAAAACTTTACTAGGATCTGAATCTGCGTTCAACAGAATAAATGTTCGTAGATTGTTTATCGTATTAGAAAAAGCGATTGCGATTGCTGCTAAAGCACAACTATTTGAATTCAACGATGAGTTCACTAGAAATGACTTTAAAAATGCAGTTAATCCTTTCCTAAGAGATGTACAAGGAAGACGAGGAATTACTGACTTTACAGTAGTCTGTGACGGAACTAATAACACAGGCGATGTAATAGATAGAAATGAATTCCGTGCAGATATCTTCATTAAACCAAACAGAGCAATTAATTTCATTACTCTTACATTTGTAGCAAGTAAATCAAGTGTAGACTTTAGTGAAATTGGTGGCTAAATAGAATAAAAGGAGAAAAAACAAATGGCTAATATTGCTGATTTTAAAGCTAACATGACTGGTGGCGGAGCTCGTCCTAATCAGTTTCGTGTAGATTTGGCTTTCCCTTCTTATGTCACTGGTGGAAGAGTTGCTGCTGTACAAGGACAGTTTCTTTGCAAAGCTGCACAATTACCAGCTAGTACATTAGAAAACTTGCCAATCCAATATAGAGGTCGTGCTGTAAACTTTGCTGCTGAGCGTACTTTCGCTCCTTGGACAGTCACAGTTTATAACGACACTGACTTCGGTATTAGAAACGCAATCGAAAGATGGCAAAATGGTATTCAGGAATATGCGACTACAGAAGGTCGTACTAATCCGAATGATTACCAAGCTGACTTACTTGTAACACAACTAGATAGAAATGGTGCTGGAGTAAAACAATATAAATTTGTTGATGCTTACCCACTGTCTATCGGTATTGTTCAGTTGGATTATGACACTACAAATGCTATTGAAACATTTGATGTTGAATTCCAATACAACTTCTTTACAAGTAATACAAGCGAAAGTGGTGGATTAGGAGTTAATATATCAATCGATACTCCGATTGGTTCATTCCCAATCAACATTTAATTATTAATAAAGGTGAATAAATTATGGCTGAATTTTTCGGTTTCGAGATTACACGAAAGAGGAATAGAGAACCACTAAGTCCTGTCGCTCCATCAAAAGATGATGGCTCGACAGTCCTTACAGATGTAAGTGCTTACTATGGGGTCACCCTCGATTTAGATAACTCGATAAAAAGTGAAAACGCTTTAATCAAAAGATATCGTGAAGTTGCTCAATATCCAGATTGTGATGGTGCGATAGAAGATATAACTAATGAAGCAATCACAATTGAGACTGACGCACCCAGTGTCAGTTTAAGTCTTGACGACTTACCTGTATCCGATAATATTAAAGATAAAATGCATGAGGAGTTCGAGGAGATCTACGATCTGCTTCAGTTCGACCATAAAGGGCATGATATTTTTAAGACTTGGTATGTAGATCCACAAAAGATTCGTAAGATTAAAAATATTAAGAAAAAGAAGAATCAACAAGGGATCGAGGTAGTAGAAAGTCAAGAAGAATACTTTATATACAACGATAAAGGTATTACTGACTCAAATACTAAAGGAATTAAACTGAGTAAAGACTCAGTTGTATTTTGTCCATCTGGTAATGTTGACCAAAATACTGGCATAGTATTGGGTCATTTACAAAAAGCTGTTAAACCAGTAAACCAGTTGAAGATGATTGAGGACGCTGTAGTCATTTATAGACTAAGTCGTGCTCCTGAAAGAAGAATATTTTATGTTGATGTAGGAAACCTGCCTAAGATAAAAGCAGAACAATATGTCAACGATATCATGAATAAGTATCGAAACAAAGTAGTTTACGATGCGAATACAGGTGAAGTAAGAGACGATAGAAAACACCTAAGCATGATGGAAGATTTTTGGATGCCTAGAAGAGAGGGTGGTCGTGGTACAGAAATTACTACACTTCCTGGAGGGCAAAACCTTGGAGATATAGCAGACATACAATATTTCCAAAGGAAACTTTACCAGTCACTTAATGTGCCTATGTCAAGATTACAAGGTGAGACTGGATTTACTTTAGGTCGTGCTTCTGAAATTACTAGAGACGAATTAAAGTTTAACAAATTTGTTCAGAGAGTTCAAAGAAAATTTAGTCAGGTACTGATTGATATTCTTAGAGTTCAGTTAATTGCTAAGGGAGTAATGACTGAAGAAGATTTTGAAGAAAGCAGACATCATATAAGAATCGATTTTCTACAAGATAATCACTTTACTGAATTAAAGAATAACGAGTTGCTACAACAACGAGTTGGTATGCTAGGGCAGATTGAACCATACCTTGGCAAGTTCTACTCATTAGAGTGGGCAAGAAGAAATATTTTAATGCAATCTGAAGAAGAGATGAAAGATATCGACGACCAGATTGAAGCAGAAAAAGCTGAACAGGAACAGGATACTGACCAAGGTGGGGAAGTCCCTGATATGGATAGTATGCAGTCTGAACCAGCTGATGATAATGAAGGAGAAGAAGATGGGAACTAAAGAATTAATAGATGCTATTCAGTCAGGTGATGCTGAAGGAATAGAAAGTACTTTCCAAGGTGTAATGTCTGCGAAAGTTGGAGATAAATTAGACACGATGAAGAAAGAAATGGCTTCAACTATGTTTAAAACTCCAGAAGAACAGGATGAGATTGCTGGTGAACCAGAACAACCTGAAGTACCAGCTGAACCAGTAGAGGAACCAGCTGAGAATGTCGAAGAAGTTTAAAGATATCTATACTCATACGATTACTTCGACTGAGGAGCGAGAACAACAGCTAGTAGATAGTATTGATGTTCTTCTACCTGAAGAAAGAGTTGCTGAATATATAGCGAAACACTCAGATGATATTATTACTGATGAGTTGGTTGAGTCATATATTCAAAAAGCATCGTCAACTGACTTTAATGTTGACCCAATCATAACTGAGATTAAGGTTGGACAAGCAAAAGAATTAAGAAATAAACTAGATTATGTATTAAAAGATGGTACGAAGATCGCAATTAGCGAGGAAAACCAAATTTTACTAAATAGTTTACTGAAAGACAAGGATGAGATTGTTTCTCATATGTCGGAGAATAAAAACAACTTTATCGAAGTTTTAAAAGGAGTGTACTAAATGGCAATAACGAAAACAGTTCTGGCAAAAGATAATCGTAAAGCTATCGTCAGAGTCACTGCGACTGGTACTAATGAGAATGTCACTATTGATATCGACGCAGACTTAAAATTAACAAACGAAACGATTACTACTTCTGCTCTTAAAGTTGCCATACAGAAAATCGAGTACAGCTGTGAAGCTGCAAAAGATATTACTGTTGTAAGAAACTCTGTCCTCGTGGCTACTGTTCATCCAGGAGCACCGAAAATTGAAACATCGATACAGGATGAAGGCAACCAAGATATTGTTGTCACATTTGGTGGCAAAGGTATGATACTTCTTCATCTTTCTAAAATGGGTGGATTTAATGACCCAGTAGAAACTCCTGAGTTTGGAGCTTACGATGACCAAGATGCGGTAGGAAGCTAATATGAAATTAATTAAAGAACATACAGAAGTTGTAAACTACCTTATCGAAGAAGATAAAGAAACTGGTAAGAAGAATTACAACATTGAGGGAGTATTCCTCCAAGCTGATATTAAAAACAGGAATGGAAGATTATACCCTACAGAGATTCTTGACAAAGAAGTTAAAAGATATGTTAAAGAAAATGTCAAGAAAAATCGTGCGTATGGTGAGTTAGGACACCCTGATTCTCCAACTATCAATTTAGATAGAGTATCGCACATGATTAAGGATTTGAAGCTAGAAGATAAAAACTTTATCGGAAAAGCTAAGATAATGGATACACCTTATGGTAAGATTGTTAAATCGTTGATTGACGAAGGAGCAAGTCTAGGTGTATCTTCTAGAGGGATGGGTTCATTGAAAACTACCAAAGACGGAACTTCAGAAGTCCAAAAGGATTTTATGCTTGCCACTGCTGCTGATATAGTTGCAGATCCGTCGGCACCAGATGCATTTGTACGAGGTGTTATGGAGGGCAAGGAATGGATGTTCGTTGATGGGAAGTTTGTCGAGCAAGATATTGATGCTATAAAGAGTTCAATAACTAAGGCAACAAGATCTCAACTCGAAGAAGCAAAACTTTTCGCATTTGCGAAGTTTTTAAAGAAAATACAATAACCCATACTTTAAGGAGACAAACATGTCAAGTATAGAACAAAAAATCGCAGAACTCCTTGGTGAGAGTAAGAAAGCTGAAGAGCAAATCGATACTCTTGAGGAGTCTGAAGGCTGGAAAAAATCTAGCGATGAAGCTGAAGCTGAAGCACCTGCTGAAGAAGTAGTGGCTGAAGAAGAAGCACCAGCTGAGGAAGAGGTAGAAGAAATCGAAGAGGGTGAATTACCACCTGCTTTGAAGAAAGCTATCGAAAAGAAAAAGAAAAAAGATGGCGACGACGATGACGACGACGACGACGATGATGACGATGATGAAAAGTCTAAAGATAAAGAAAAAGACGAATCATATATGACATCTTCTAAAAAGAAAGAGAAGATGAAAGATATGAAAAAAGAAGAATCTGAGTCTGACGAAGAAGTTGTAGCAGAAGAAGCTGAAGAAGATGAAATCGCAGTAGATGTTTCAGAAGATGTTGAAGCATTATTAAATGGCGAAGAACTTTCTGAAGAGTTCAAAGAAAAAGCTACTACTATATTCGAAACTGTAGTTGTATCTCGTGTTAAAAGCGAAGTCGCTAAGTTTAAAAAAGAATTATCTGAGTCTAATGCTGTTGCAATAGACGAAGCTAAAGAGAGTCTAGTTGAAAAAGTTGATGGATATCTCAGCTATGTAGTTGAGCAGTGGATAAGTGAAAATGAAATCGCTCTCGAATCTGGTATGAAGTCGGAGATTTTAGATGGCTTCATTAATGGTATGAAAAATCTGTTCGCTGAACATTATGTTGATGTTCCTGAAGACAGATTTGACTTACTTGGAGACGCTCAAGAAAAGGTCGAAGAATTAGAGAAGAAGCTCAATGAGCAACTTGAAGCTAATGTCGAACTTAACAAGAGTGTAAAAGCTATGGAGAAGGACGAAGTCCTTTCTAAAGCATCCGATGGTATGGCTGAAACTGATAAAGAAAAATTTGCTGGATTAACTGAGGATCTCAGTTTTGAAGACAAAGAATCTTTTGAGAAAAAAGTCAGCACTATCAGAGAATCTTACTTTGCTTCTAAACCAAGCAAAACAAATGTAGAAACTGTTGTTACTGATGAGCCAGTACAGTTAGAAGAAGAAACTAAGAAGTCTATTTCAGACCCTAAAATTTCTGCTTATGCTGACATGCTTGACAGAAGCAACAAAAATAATTAATCTATCAACTTTAAGGAGATATAAAAATGGATAGAAAATCATTAATGGAAAAATGGTCACCTATTCTGGAACACGAAGGTGTTGCTCCCATCAAAGAGAATTACAGAAAAGAAGTCACTGCTGTCCTTCTAGAGAACCAAGAAAAGGCGATCAAAGAAGAAAAGCAAGCGATGTTCGAAGCTGTTCATGTCAATGATGCTGCAGCTCTTCCTGACACAGGTGGTGTGGCTAAATTTGATCCAGTACTAATTTCTTTAGTACGAAGATCTGCTCCGCAAATGATCGCTTACGATATTTGTGGTGTACAACCTATGACTCAGCCTACTGGTCTTATCTTTGCTATGAAAGCAAGATACAGCACTCAAGGTGGTACTGAGGCATTATTTAACGAAGCTGACTCAGACTTTTCTGGTGCAGGTACTCACGCAGGATCTAATCCTGTTGATGGCACTTACACTACTGGTACTGGTATGACTACTGGTGCTGCTGAGGTACTTGGTGACGGAAGCACATTCCAAGAAATGGCTTTCTCAATCGAGAAAACTTCAGTGACTGCTAAGTCTAGAGCACTGAAAGCTGAGTACACTATCGAACTAGCACAAGACTTGAAATCAGTTCATGGTCTTGACGCTGAGGGCGAACTTTCTAATATCCTCTCTACTGAAATTCTTTCAGAAATTAACAGAGAAGTTATCAGAACTGTGTACAAAACTGCTAAGCCAGGAGCTCAAACTGGAACAGCTACTGCGGGAACTTTCGACCTAGATGTTGATGCATCTGGTAGATGGTCTGTTGAAAAATTCAAAGGTTTACTCTTCCAAATCGAAAGAGAAGCTAATGCGGTTGCTCAGCAAACTCGTAGAGGTAAAGCTAACTTCATCATCTGTTCTTCAGATGTTGCTAGTGCTTTAGCAATGGCTGGTGTATTAGATTACGCTCCAGCTCTATCAACTAACCTAAATGTAGATGAAGCTTCTACAACTTTTGCTGGTGTTCTTAATGGACGCTACAAAGTGTATGTAGATCCTTATTCAGCAAATGGTGCTGCTAGTCAGTACTTTGTAGTTGGATATAAAGGTACAAGTGCATTTGACGCAGGATTATTTTACTGCCCATATGTACCTCTACAATTAGTTAGAGCAGTAGATCCTTCAACTTTCCAACCAAAAATTGGTTTCAAAACAAGATATGGCTTCACAGCTAATCCGTTTATCCAATTGGATGGTTCTGGCGATCTAGTAGCTGACGAAAACTACTACTACAGAAGAGTTAAAGTTACAAACCTAATGTAATCTTAACCTTTTAAGGTACAATCCTGAAATGGGGAGCTTCGGCTCCCCATTTTTTTTGACTAAATAATTATATCGTTCATTCACTCTAAATGTAGCAGTGGACGGAAGTAAGTAGAATAGGAAAACCTCTCACGCAAGTGAGGTAAGCTAGTACCGAAAGGGAACGAGACCGACAATCTACCGAAGGAACGCAATAGGTGAATAGAATTGCGCAGTTTTATTCAAAGATCAACCTATTACAATCTGGAGGAAACGATGACTACTTTCTACAGAGGTATCAAAGTCACTGATGAAAATGTCGCCAAGGATAATAAATTGTCCAAAAAAGGTGGTATTTACAGAGGGATTAAACATGGTGCCATATCTAAAGAGAGTGTAAAAGTCGCTACTGGTTTACAGTATCGTGGCATAGCACACTAACTTTAATTGGAGGGCAAGTATTATATTCTTATAACCAACTTGCCCTTCTTTTTTTACTAAATAATTTCGGTGGTTATAAAAATTTATTTTTTTATAACTAAATGTAAACACTTAATAGGAAAAACCATGTCCACAGTTATTAAATTAACGAAGAGCATGGTGCGAAAAACCAAAGCATTTGCCGAATTTCTAGCATACATTGCTCTTCCTTTAGGATTCCCAGTTGCCACATTCGTGACGATGCGAATGAGTTATTTTGGATACTAAAGAAAAACCTACAAAAACTCACGAGGACGATGTCGACTTTATGGTCGAGAACCCCATGCTATATATGGTATTATTACCATCCCTAGTCGCCATCGTTCCTCCTACTCTCGCAGTCGCAGCCATCTGGTTCCACCAATATTATATCGGTATATAGATTTCAAAAGACCTAAATAGTAATATCGAGGATATTATGTCTAAGTTGATTGAAATATACGAACAAGCGATTGACTGGTTTCAAGTCAAGTTCGAGATAGATTATTACCAACTCATTTTCATGGCATTTTTGCTAGGACTTGCTGTTGGTTTACTTGCTCTCGGGATACTGTTATGAATAAAAGTTTATTAAACGATATAGAAAATCTTGATAAGATTATAGATAAAACATCTGACCCACGATTGAAGCAAATGTGGAAAGATAAAAAGGATCTTAAAAAGAAAATCGAACAAAGAGAAAATGGCACCAGAAGAACTACTAGCTAAAAGAATTGCTAAACTACAAAGAGTTCTAGATCGGGCACAGAATAAACAATTTAAAAATATGTGGGCATCTCATTTGGCTCACCTAAAATTACTACAAAAGAGGAAAGTTAATTGACTGCATATTCTAATAAATTCCCTACCGATATATCCCCATTAAATCCTAATGGCTTTACTTTTGATGTAGCCAGATTACCAGATACTACATTCTTTGTACAATCAGTTGGATTGCCAGGACTTACTTTGGGCGAGTTTATGCAACAAACACCTTTAGTGGCTAACCCTATTCCTGGAGAAATACTCACATACCAAGAACTTGTAGTCGAGTTTCAAGTAGATGCTAACATGACAAACTGGAAAGCAATACATGACTGGATGATTGGACTTGGGTTCCCAATAAATCATGAGCAATATTTGTCATACCTTACCTCTGAGGAAAGAGCGAAGATTTCCGAAATATCACAAAACTTCTCAGATGCTACACTTCAGGTATTATCTGGACAAAACCAACCTGTAAAAACATTCACATTTGTTGATTGTTTTCCTACAGCACTAGAGCCGATTCAGTTTGAAGCTAAGATGCAAGATGTTATGATGGTTTCTACTCGTGCAACCTTTAAATATACCTATTACTACTGCCAATAGACCTTTACTTTTAAGAATAAATCAACTAAGATTAAGTTGTTAGGAGTATAATTTATATGAATTTACAACAATTACAAGACGAATGGTCAAAGGACTCGATAGTCGATGACGACCACTTAGATAAAGAAGCAGTACGCATCCCAAACCTACACCAAAAGTATTTAAAGTTCCTGATGGAGTTTAAAATGAAACTTACTAAGCAAAGAGCAGAGTTTCATGCACTTCGCAGATTAAAAATACGATATTATAATGGTGAGTTGGGTCGAGACGAGTTAGTAGAACTGGGTTGGGAGCAATATCAAGGCATAAAACCTAAAAAATCAGCACAAGACGACCTATTACATGGCGATAAAGAGCTGATAGACCAAACTGTACGCATATCTTATCTTGAAGATATGGTATATGCTACCGAAAGTATCATGAAATCAATCTCAAGTAGAGGTTGGGACATTAAAAACTCAATAGAGTGGAAAAAATTTATATCTGGTGCCTAAAATAACGATAGAGAAAGCGAGTAATATACATATTCGCTGTTTTTCAGAGCCTGCAGTTGAACAGGAGCTCTGCGATTATTTTACCTATTCAGTTCCAGGTGCTCAGTTCACTCCACAGTACCGAAGTCGTATGTGGGATGGTAAAATCCGCCAATATGATAGAATACGACATACATTATATCTTGGATTATACCGATATGTAGAAAGATTCGCTGTTGAGCGAGGTTATGAGATAGAATGTAAGGATTTAGTAGTAATAGACCGAAAAATACCCTTTGAAGAGGTCGAAAACTGGGTAAATTCCTTAAAATTAGCATCCAAGGGGCAAAAATTGAGCTCCAGAGAATATCAAGTTGAAGCT